AAATTTTTTGTTTTATCTTCTTTTGATTCATCTGGTGTCATTTTAACTCGTGCAGGGTTTGTATGTTCAAATCCTTCTTTAAGAGCTTCTTTTAAACCAGCAAGTCTTTCAGCCATATCTTTAGGCATAATTAAATTACTCTTTTAATGATAATACCTTGTGGTTTAATTCCCATTAAACCTTGTTCAAAGTTTTCACGATTAACTTGATCTTGATCAACTTCTTTTACGATATCATTTCCATTATCTTGCATTGCTCTTTTAAGCATAGCAGCATCTTCTTTAGCACTTGGAAACTTTTCGTAAAATCTTTTATTAGAAGCTTTTACATCTTCTATTCCATATTGTTTATTATTCTTCACCATCTAAATCCTCCGGTTTTGATAATCTTTGTGAAACTATACCTTGAAAACAAGTTTGTGTAAAGCTAGGAATCATCATATCAGATATAGGGTTTTCAGGGTGATCTGCGTAATAAGATATACAAGGAGTTCCTTTTTTATCCCATGCGACTAAAGCATAGCCCTTTAGATCCATTCTATCTGTAATAGCTATGGCAGCACTATGTAGACAATCTATTACTTTATCGTTTTCATGACGAGCTAATACTCGTGATGATGGCTTACGATTGAAAACGTTAAGAGTAATAACGTTTGTGTTTCCTGTACTTTGTAACTTTTTCGTCATAATCTTCTTCAGGGTCATCTGGGTGCACTACCAAAAATCCTTCACGTATTCGCATAAGAGCTTGTACACATGTATCGTGTACGTCATCATACTTTCCATAAGGAAATTGAGCAGACTCCTCGATTACGTCTTTAGTCCATTCTTTATCAAGTGTAAAGACTAAACCACCTTCAAACATACTTGCAACACTATGTGTTCTTGAAATCTTATCTCTATCTGGAGAAAATGTAATGACAGGAACACCTGATCTTCTCATATCTTGTATTAAAGATTGACCCGAGGCTCGCTTTTCAATTAATACTCCATCAGGCATCCATTCTCTAAAGCTATCTTGCGCACGTTTTCTTAAATCTGGATATTCTAATCTTTCTTTCCATGCGTCTAATAATATACATGCAGCGTAGGGTTTATTTTCTTCATCACGAGCTGTAAACACTCCCCAAGTAGTGCACGCACTAAAGTCTGCTGTAGAACTTGTACTAAATGCTGTATCATAAGATTGTATCACATAACTTAATACTGGAATTTTTTTTTCAGTATATATATTCCACCAGTTTCTTTTTATAATAGATCCTTCTTCATTTGAAGGTTGTTGTTGATAAAGAGATTGCCATACTCGTTGACCGACTGTATTTTTTATTTTTTCTAAATCTTCTTTCGAGTATGCTTCTGGCCATAACGCATTTCCTTCTGCGTCTATCGCAGGTAAATCTAAAACTTTCCACTGCTCTTGTGAATCTTGTAAAATGAATCCCGCTAAATCATCTTGGTGCCATCTCGTTTGAATTAAAATTATTTTACCACCCGGTTGTAATCGTGTGTATGCGACTGATTTATACCAATCGATTAAATTTCTACGTTGAACTTCCGATTCCGCATCCTCTCTTCCTTTTATCGGGTCATCTATAATTAATAAATGAGCACCTCTACCTGTAATCGCTCCACCAGCACCGACTGCACTATAAGTACCTCCTTGCATTGTATGAAAACGTTTAGCTGATGTAGAGTCAGATCGTAATCCTACTTGTGGAAAGACTTCATTAAAATCGTGTGATTGAACTTGATTTCTTACTTTACGTCCAAAGTCGTCAGCAAGCTCTTGAGCATATGTCGCTTGTATAATAAATTCGTTAGGATTATTTCCTAAATACCATGCTGGAAAAAACTCACTACATAACATAGATTTTCCATGTCGAGGTGGCATAAAGACAGCAAGTCGTTTTATTTCTCCCGCTTCTAATAATTCTAAATTTTTAGCAATGAGTTGTATATGTGCTGGATCTTTATAATTAGGAAAAATATGTTTCGCATATGAGATTAAACTTTCACGACAAACTTTATTTTTTAATATATGATTAAAAAATTCTATAGCTTCAAGCGCACGTTTATCTTTCGTTTTCTGATAAAGTATGATCGCTTCGTTTAACTTTTGTTTTACTGTCTGTTCTAGCATCTTGAAGTCCTTTTCCAATTCCTCCTAGTTGATTATATATATTAAATAATTCTTTTAATCTAATAAATGGATCTCTTTTTTTAGCAAGCACTAATTCCCATGCTTCTGATTTTTGACCTATTTTATTTAGATACCATGCTATTTTTTGTATATCTTTTAATTTTAAATTTTGCATACGTTCACTATGTAAATCATTAGGATCATTTGGATTTCCCTCATTGTATTTTCTTGCTTTAAAAGTTTCATCATTATTATTACCAGTTATATCAGCTCTATCATGAACGATTTCAATATCTATATTTCTCATTATATCTAAACTATAAGCTATCTCGCTGATCCATGCATCGTTTTGACCATGTAAACTAATATGATCTAAGAGTATAAACCAATCTTTTAAAAAAATTGGAAATATCGCATAAGGGTGAGATGTTTGTTCTCTTACACGTAGCACACGAAAATTGGATCCACGATCCATTATTTTAACATCCCAATTATAAGTTTTCATTAACGCATCATCGTTAAAGAACATTAACCATTTACCTTGAGAATAAAGAGCTAAAGTATTATTATACTTATGAATGTTTTCATATCCCATAGGTTTAAATGTAATTACAGTCTGATTTGGATAATGAGAACTTTTTAAAAAATTTATAGTATCGGGATCATCTTCATCTATTGCAAATAGAAATTGTAATCTCTCGGGGTGTTTAGCTGTGTTAATTAATGACTCTATCGATTTTTTTAAAGTCGTTACTCGCTTACGTGTAGGAAGTAATATTGTAATATTGATCATACGTCTACCCTAGAGCTTATAAACTCTAGGGTAAACAAAAAAGTTATTCTTCGTCTGTATCTTCTTCATCGTTAGACCAATCATCTTGATCCTTGGATCCTGAACATTCATTATGGATATCTTCTAAGTCGTTTAGAAGTTCATCTGTTTCAGCTTGTTTGTCTCTTATGCTTTCGAGTATATCTTCGAAAGATTTTTTCTTTTTAGCCATAGTAGCCTCGTTGTTATGGGTTGAGGCGGTCACTATACAAATAAATTTACAAAAGAAAAGAAAATTATTTTTTATTTATTTCGTAGAACATCTTGTCGCTATCTTCGGTAGTAAATCCTTTATTCTCGACATTCCATTCTGTAGTTGTAACTTTATAATCCGGCCAATGTGTTGAAGTTGTAAAACTACCAACGTGCCAAAGAATACGATTATTAGGCTGAATTGCATAATTACCGTTATCAAGAGAGATAACATGACCGCACTTATGTTCTTGAGGTATTTCAGAATGTTCAGTATCCAAGATATTAGGCTCCGGATGCGCCCAATCAATTGTAAATAAATATTCTCCATAAATAAATTTTTTATCTAAATTTAGATATTTACATTTTTGACCTAATAAATAATCAAAAGTATTAACACTAGGATAATAGCTAAATGAATTCCATAATTCAAGATCAACGAGATTTTGATCCGGAACTGATCTGCGTTCATATCCTTTTTGAAAAAAAGCAGAGATAGGTAATCTCCAATAGACTGCACCATTTGTAAGTAACGTATGAAATAAGACTGCCCGACCTGGTATGCTTGCAAGACCAAAGACCACACAGTCTTCAGCTTCTCCTTTATTTTTTCTAAGATCATATAAATACTCCCTTCTTATTTGACAATAAATTGGCGGAATACTAGCATTTAAATAAGACATTGAACAGATAGTATCTTTTTTAAAAATTTTTTTATACAAAAATTTATATAGGTACCGGTCATTCTTCACTATATCTACTTCTCTATCTATTATCAACGCCGCAAAAACTTTTAAACTTTATAGAAAAAAATTTTATTAAACTTAATACGATTTTTTTAAAAGATTTAAAAAAAAGATAAAAGAAAAAATAAAAGAGAGAAAAAAATAATTAGTCGCTATAAAAAAAAGAGAGTAGCGACTTTTTAATTTCGCTACTCTCGATAATAATTAAATTATTATTTTAAATTATTAACTAAATTCTCGAAATATTTATTCGTTTCGATTATTTCGTTAGATACTTTATTATTCTTAATAAACTCTTTATTAGAATTAATTAAATCTAAATAAAGATTTTTTTTAGATTTATCTAAATAAGAATTTAAATCTACGATTAAATTAACTTTTTTAAATCGATTATTTTTTGTAGTATCGTATTCGATATCTA